GGACATCACACGATTAAATAACGTTAAAAGTAAAGTAGATGATATTGTCTGATCACCTAAAGGCAACACTTTGGGGTGATGCTTTGCGTTTAATTTCTGATGATTTAGTACGTGTTGATATCAATAAAGAAGGATGCAAAATATTTGTGCCTTGTCAAGCAACAACAGGCAACAGCTTTTTAGAAGAACCTAAAACAATACAAGAATGGACACAATAAAATCATTTCAAACAAGATATAGTGAGTCATTTGAGTTTTTACAAGCCCGTAAGAAACGACAGGCACAGCAATTAAAACTCTTAGTGAACCTACAGAAAGGTGATCAGACAATATCATCTACTTTACTTTTAACGTTATTTAATCGTGTGATGTCCTCGCTTTATGATGATAAACTACAGATTAAGTTTTTACCATCTCAAGGAATAAACCAAGACCAGATAAACGCTTATAACACTTTGGCTCAATCTGATTATCTTGAAATGGAGAAAGCAAAATTAGATTATGATTGGTGTTGGGATACTTTGTTCTTTGGTCGAGGCTACATGGAGACAATTCGTTTTGATAAGGACAGGAAGATAATGCAACCCCACGTCATCAATCCGCTTAACTTTGGGTATGACCCTTATTTCGAGAATCCACAGGATTGGCGTTATTACTGGAAGTGGATTACCAAATCGAAGAACGATTTAAAGCGTTTGATTAAGGTTGGCGCATTAAAGCCAGAGTTTAAGATACAAGATATTCAGTCAGGTGTTGACCCATATCTGTGGGACTACAAAGTTAAGAGAGACCAAGCTCGTGGAGGTATTGAACCGTCAATCCAACCAGTTGGCGCAGATGTGTATCAAATCCTAGAGTTTTATGGTTATGATGATGAGGGTAATAAGTGTGTATACTGGACTGACAAGAACTGGTCAAAAGTGATATATGAGAAGAAGTTAGACTTAGGTGATGGTGAGGATATTATAATGCCCGATGGCATTTCCGTGGCCACTGATTCAAAGTGGCCGATAGTGGTTAAGGAATCTTTCCGAGTACCTCATTCATCCATTCCAATTTCTATTGCTGATTTGTTGGAAGATAAGCACAGGGCCAAGTCCGTCTTACTTAACCTTGCATTTATTGCCGCTAAAGACCAGGCAAATCCGATTTATTGGTATAACGAAAAGGTTGAGGATGTCTCGGCATTCTTTAGTCGTCAAATCAATCAGCACGTCAAGGTGACAGGAGATGGGTCAGAGGCGGTTGGGCCGATAAATAAAAGCCCTTCGATGTCTGCTGACTTACAGGCCTTTATTCAGTATATTGACTCGGAAGCTCAAGAACCGATGGGTGCAGGAAAGCCAATGTCTACACCAGGCGGTTCGACCAAGAATACAGCCACTCAAGCCGCACTAGACCAACAGTTGAATGACATGGCCCAATCTTTGCAGTCAAAGGTAATGCAATTCGGGGAGAAAGAGTTTTGGTCTCATTGGTTCCACCGTTATGCCAAGAACGCTGATGAGCTGAAAGAAAAGACTGCTAACGTTTTGGGTATTAAGGGCGTTGATTCTCATCTTGTTAAATTGAGTGCGTTCAAGTCTGATTTTCCTCCAGGTGTTATGGTTTATTCGGCAAAGGAAGCGGAGTATAAAGACTTGGTTAAGCGCAGGGATTATATGCAGTTGTACCCTAATCTGATGCAATCCTTGGATGTCGATGGTATGCGTAATTTTAATAAGCACATCTTCTTTCCACTGTTCTTGCAAGACCCCAGCCTCATTGATATAATGTTTCCAAAGACGCTTGATGAAATGAAGGCGGAAGAAGAAAATGTTAGTTTGAAAAATAATCAAATGCCGAATGTTTTGGAAACGGATAATCACGCAACGCATATTTATTCTCATTACATGGTCAATCCAAAAACTTGGGCGACATGGATGCACATCGCATGGCATGAGGAATTGATGGCTAAACAAAAACAACAGGAGATGATGGCGCAACAGCAACAAATCGAAGGTCAATCAGGCCAAGGGGTTCAACAAAAAGAGAGTGGTTTGGGTCAGAATAAAATAGGTTCGGATAGAAAAAGTCCGTTGCAAGCGGCCAGTCCTCTGAAGACTGAAATTATTAAAGATAACAATAAATAGCATGGCCAATTATGCAAAAGGTCTACCGATAGATAAAAATAATACTCCAATGCAGGAGTACCCTGCCCCATATCCCGCACTAGCAACGTATCAGAGGGAGAATGCAGTGGCTTCATCGGTCATTTCCCTAACCCCAAACACTACTTCAATCGAAGTCGGTGCTTTTGGCGGACAAGGAATTGTGATTAGGTGGGTTCCTGTAACTGAAACGGCGTCTGTGGCCCCTAGGGCATCAGTTGTTGCTTCAGGACTTGGTGCAAACTTTGACCACTTCATTCCTCAATCACAGTATCGTAGGTTTGTAGTTCCAAAGGAGACGATGGGTCAGATGGCGGGAGGTCAGGTAGGAAGTGTCAATGGTCTTTATCAACGTGTTGCTTGGATAAATGCTGGGGCGACAGCATCTAGTATCCTTGCATCGGAGTTTTAACAATCAATAACTAGGCAGAAGCTGACTGACTATTAACCTTAACCTCAATGCGGGCACTGATTGCCGTGGCGTTTCCAGTTGAAATCAAGAAAGCTCGGTTCTGTATTCCCAAAAGAGGAAGACCAGAAATCTGCCCACTTGCCAAGGTTGAGGCCGATACTGCGCCAATGCCTGCTGAAATAATCGAAGCACCTGCATAAGTGGCGGCTGTTCTTACCCCTGGACTGATAATTGGAATTGACAAGAACTGTGGGTTTTTACCCAGTTCATTCTGTGAAGCAATACTGGTTCTTGCCACATCATAGTAAGTCGTTCCTCCATCATCCGAAGTCTGAAAGATTACACTAACACCACCAGCAGTAACCGATGGTGTACACTTTAAGACTACGTTATCTGTGTCCTGTGGAATCTTAAATGGATAAGCCCATCCTCCCGCTACGGAACTATCTCCCTGATTTGTATGAGTTACATCTAGTACTCCTGTTAGTGGTAAATTACTATACACAGATGATCCTGATATAAAAGCTTTTACTCGTACACCTAACGCTAGTAATGATCCTATATTTGATAACATTACCGAAGATCAGGAAAAGGGCGCTACTACCCTATTAAGTATTAGGAAAAATGTAATCAGACAAAATCCTAATATATACGAAGTGCATTGGTATCCAAGAGGATTTGTTGAACCAGTTGATGAGCCTGAAGTTACGAGTGAATTAGTTACAGTTGATTTTGCTTTTTATCCGGCATTTAGTTCAACGGAGCAATTATACTGCTGGGTTTGGTATGTACGTATTTTGCAGGATGATACAAATGAATTATTGACTAAAGTGGAATTACATGATCTTATCTATACTGTTTAATCCCTATGGCTATCAACTTAACTATAACCACAGATATACAGAAAAAGTTTGATATTATAGTTAATGCAATTAAGCAATCCACTACCCTGGAACTTATCTATAAATCTCCTGAATATCCTCTAATCTTAGGTCGTTCATTTCAAAGAACAATTGACCTACAGCAATTCAAACCTCTCACCAAAAGATACAAATTATATAAAGATAGAAAATATGGCGTGAAGCCCATATTAATACGTACTGGTATTTTATATAAGAACTATGGCTTAGGTAAGGGCTTCTCTAGTCAACTTGAAAACGCTAACCAATCTATCCGTATTATTCCTAGTAAGGAAACATCTTGGCAACAAAGACTAGGCAGAAATCCTTTGTTGCTAGATAAACGAGGCCAAAAAGAATTAGTTGATCTTACTAGCAAAGAAATAGGCAAGGATAATTACCCACCTTTACACCCGCACAACATTGATAACGGCACCGCTGATGAGTTCATGTGGAAAGTTTACGGCCTTGGACTGCGTGGGGCTATGCGTGGCGTTATTTTCCCATCAATAGTATGGATAGACCAATTCCCTGAAGATATGGCCTACATACACGCTAATGACTTCGGGTTTACAACTGACCCTAACGTATTAGTTAAGTATGCCGAGAATACCACCAGCATATTTATTGAGCCTTTAAGCTACGAACCTATTGAAACACCGGAAGCCTTGGCAGCTTACTTTGATGCGATTGGTATTGATAAGAAGCTGCCACTACCATGTGATAGCGCCGATAAGTACACCGGCCAGCAAGGAACTGTAGAAATGGTTACCGGCCTGCGTAGACAAGGCTATTTCAACGCCTTCAAGATATCCAAAACAAAAACCGTTATGTTCTGGTTAAACAGCATGAAAACTAAGAAGGTTCATATTGTGCGTAACCATCTTTACAAACACGCCAAAGTTGAAGCCGAAAACTACCGCATCCGGGAGATAAACGGCACGCCTATCAATGAGCCCTTAGACCAGTTTAATCACATGTGGGATGCCGCAAGGTATGGTCACATCGCTTATAATAACCCCGCCCACACTCACACTACTAAAAAGTCATTAAGCGAATTAGGAATAGATTTTTAAATACCATCATAGACCATGGATGAAATACAGGCATTAATAGCAGCAGACCCAAAGAAGGCAATCAATGTGCTTAAGGCAGGCGGTAAG